TCATATCTTTAGAGGAGATAGTGGAGATGGTATTCCAAACGTATTATCTAGTGACGATACATTTATTACAGAAGGTGCAAAACAAACTCCTTTACGTCAGACTAGAATAGATGATTGGATTCAAGGTGCAGAAAACCTAAGACATCTAATGCCTGAGGAACTATATCGTAACTATCAAAGAAACAAAAAACTTATAGACTTAACTGAAATACCAGAAGGTATCCAAAAAAGTATTATAAATAACTATGATGAACAAAAACTTCCTATGAGGATGAAAGTTCTAAATTATCTTATTAAGAAAAGATGCAAATTATTGATTGAAGTAGTGGAGGAATTTTACAACAATGAAAAGATTACTAAGTGAAATATTTACTGAGGCAAGTAAATTAAAAACTAAAAAAGAGAGAGTTAATTATCTCAGACAAAATCAAAGTCCAGCAATGAAGGACTTAATCAGAATCAACTATGATGAAAGTATTAGTTGTCTATTACCAACAGGCGCACCGCCTTACGAGCCAGATGATGCACCCGCAGGTAAAAATATTTCTAGGCTAGAGAAAAGATACACTAGGTTTAAATTTTTCTTTAACGGCCCAACTGGACGCGCAGTCAACCCTATCAAAAGAGAAACAATGTTTATTCAGCTATTGGAGTCCTTACATGCTTCAGAGGCTGAAATGCTAGTATTGGCGAAAGATAAGAAGATGAAATATACTGGTATCACTAAGAAGCTTTGTCAGGATGCATTTCCTGGTTTGATAACAAAGTAGAGTGTTCTATATGATGGTTTTAATTTCAACTTATTTAAAGGAGCTATCTATGAGTAAAGAAATTGAACGTCTTAAACGTGATAAACGAGAGACATTATACTATCAGAAGAGATTATTAAAGAAAGGTAAATCGGATTTAGCATATAAGATGCAAAAGAAAGTAGATTATATAACTGAAACCATACGATTTATGCAAGCTGCCAGTTAAGTAGGAGGTTTATGAAGTGGCCCCTTTGAGAAAAAACTTTCAAAAAGGGGTTTACTTTTTATCGGATATGTAGTATAATACTACTCTAAGAAAGAAAAAAGTAAACCAGGTTATATTATGAATATATTTATTTTACACGAAGACCCAGTCAAAGCGGCTCAAGACCAATGTGATAAACACGTGGTCAAGATGATTGTAGAATCAGCACAGATGCTGTCTACTGTGCACAGAATGCTTGACGGCTCTATAGAAACAAGAAAGTCTAAGTCAGGTAAGACAAACGTAAAGTATTGGAAACTAAACGGACACAGAGAAAATCTATTGTACAAGGCTGTTCATATGAACCATCCATGTACTGTTTGGTCTAGGGAATCCTCTTCTAATTACAGATGGCATTATCAACACTTCATTGCTCTATGTAGAGAATACACTTATCGGTATGGTAAGATACATAAGACAGAACAATTACTAGGCCTAGAACTAGGACTATTACCCAAAAATATACCAATGGCTGACTATACACCTTTTAAATTGGCCATGGGTTCTAACCCAGAATGTATGTTCAAAGACCCAGTAAAGTCTTATCGTGCATTTTATAAAACTAAACAAGAAAGATTCAAAATGGAATGGACTAAACGCAAAGTACCATCATGGTTTAATTATGCCGCTGTATGATATTATAGATAAGAAAACTGGTGAAGATGTGGAGACTGTCTTTATGAGTTATGCCAAATTACAAGAGTACTTGGAAGAAAATCCAAAACTCCAACAAAAATTAGGTGCACCTGCAATAGTATCTAAAGGTTCTCAAGGTGCATTACAAAGAGCTGGAGACGGCTGGAAAGAAGTGCAAGATAAAATTAAATCAAATATTCCTAAATCATTACATAAGAACATTAAAACAAAATGAATAAACTACCAGCTAAGTTAAGACTAGAACATTTACATACACGAGAACCTCTTACTGCAAATCAGAAGAGTGTGTTTGATTCTTATAAATCAGGACAAAATCTAGCACTGATAGGTGCCGCAGGAACAGGTAAGACATTTATTGCTTCTTATCTGGCACTAGAAGAAGTATTGGATAAAAGTTCTAACTATGAAAGAATTATATTTGTTAGGTCAGCAGTACCGACCAGAGATATGGGATTCTTACCAGGGACACAAGAAGAGAAAGAAGAAGCTTATAAGGCACCTTATAAAGCAATTACAACTGAACTCTTTGAAGACCCTACGGCATGGGATAAGTTAGTTACAATGAAATCTGTTGAATATCTTACCACTTCTTATATAAGAGGTTTAACTATTCATAATGCTATTATTATAATTGATGAGGCACAGAATTGTAACTACCATGAATTATGTTCGGTTATAACACGACTTGGTAATAATACTAAAATTCTAGTATGTGGTGACCATTATCAATCAGATTTTAAACACACTAATGATAAAGAAGGTTTGGATAAGTTTCTTTACATTCTTAAACATATGAAGTATTTTGACATTATTGATTTTACATGGGAAGACATTGTTAGGTCAGGCCTAGTGCGTGATTTCTTAATGACAAAAGATTTAGTAGACCAGGAGAAACTATGAGTTTTATACATGAACCAATTGATTTAGGTTATGAAGATTTAACAGCGACCACTTCCGAAGGAAAAGGAAGAGTATATAAGACGCCGGACGGCGAACAATACCCTAGTGTCACCACGGTTCTTTCTATATTAAGTAGAGAGGCAATACAAGCGTGGAGAGCGCGAGTAGGTGAAAAAGAGGCAAACAAGATTAGTAGAGTTGCCTCAAGTAGAGGTACAGCCGTCCACGCAATACTTGAAAAGTATGTAGATAATGACCCGAACTATACAGAAGGTTATATGCCTCATGTTATCCAATCCTTTCAAGATGTAAAACATATACTAGATAATAACCTAGATAAAGTTTATTCACAAGAGGCACCTTTATATTCACAACACTTAGAACTAGCTGGTAGAGTAGACTGTGTTGGTGTATGGAATGGAGTAAACTCTATCATTGATTATAAAACATCACGTAAGCCTAAAAAGAAAGAATGGATTACTGGTTACTTCTTACAATGTGCAGCGTATGCAATCATGTGGGAAGAAAGAACAGGGATGCCAATTACTCAACTTGTGATTATGATTGCAGTAGATAATGAGGACCCACAAGTTTTTATCGAGCACAGAGATAACTGGACTGATAAATTATGGGATACTATTAAACAGTATCAAAAAGAAAAACGCATGGAAAATGTATTCGGGAGATAATATGAAAAACTTTAGAGACCAAATGGTAGCGACTTCTATGAAGTATATGGAAGCGCAGGCAGAAAAACATAAAATGAATGCCGAAATCATCTTAAGTAATCAAGTATCTGTTGGTGAACATTCAGACCAAATGGAAACACTAGAAAAAGAACTAGGGTTAATGGCTGAATATCACGACAAGCTTGAAATGTTAATAAAATACTTTAAATAAATTTAAAAAAACACTTTACATTTACTAGAAAGTGTAGTATAATATTAGTATAAAAAGAGATAGATATGAAGAATAAAATAGTAGGAAGATTAGTTAGTAAGAAAGGCTGTAAAGTCTATCTTCCATTACCACTACCAGAAATGGTGGAACTTGCTATATCTAAAGAAGATGATGCTTGGGATAGACTATGTGAAATGTTAGTAAAACATGGAATCATGGACCCAAGAGGTAACGTACATATAGACCACCTTGTTATTAATGGCAAGGAAAAGGTCTTTCATTAAGATGTTAGGAGATAGAATGAAAGAAAATATAATTTTAGTAGATTGTGATGGGGTTCTCTGCGACTGGGAATATTCATTCACACAATGGATGAACCATAAAGGATATCCCACCAGTAAGTATGATGAGTACAATGTTGCAAAGAGATTTAACTTAACAAGAGAGTTTAGTAAGAAATGTGTTGAAGAGTTTAATGAGTCTGCCGCAATTGCTTTCTTACCACCATTAAGAGATGCAGTCTATTACATGAAAAGACTTAATATGTTACATGGTTATAGATTTCATTGCATTACATCTTTAAGTGATAACAAGTATGCTCAAAGATTAAGAACTCAAAATTTAGAATTACTTTTTGGAAAAGAATTATTTGATGATTATATCTATCTTGGATGTGGTGCTGATAAAGATGAAGTACTAAAACAATATAAAGGTACAGAATGTTTCTGGGTGGAAGATAAAGTAGAGAATGCAGAAGTCGGTAAAAGATTCGGACTTGAATCAATACTTGTGGCTCATGAACATAATGCTTATTATGAAGGAAACATTCCAAGGTATTGGAAATGGAAAGATATATATAAACACATAGTTGGGGAGATGTAATGCCAATAAAATTTAAACAGTCTCAAACCGTAAGAGATAAAAAAACGGGAAAGAATAAAACGGAAAACTTCTATATGAAGTCAACCCCCAAGCAAGAATTATTTGATTATATCAATAGTTCTAATGGTAAGCCTAAGATTAAACAGAAGTGTCAAAACGAACTAGTTAGCCGAGGCATCGAAATTGTTTGGAATACTAAGTAAACTTTGGAGACTATGGGCCAAATCACTTGGCGAAAAAGAAGGTAAATCAAACAAAGAGGCAGATGTTATAGCATTAATTAGAACTGTAATAGTACTAGTTAATTTTATAACCTGCTTCTTTATCATGTCAGGAGTAGTACACAATTGGTAACAAAGAATGATGTAACTGGCGACAGTATACAAACAAAGGTAACAAGTAAAAAATATCTGGATAACTATGATGCTATCTTTGGTAAGAAAAATAAAAAAGTTGAACATGGAGATGGAGATGGCGAAGAAAATACGAACGCCTCAAAAGCCAAAGAAAATAAAAACTAGATACCATAAAGTATTATGGGACACAGACCTGCCATTTAACCACAGGGTTATACCAAATAAAAAGAAACAAAACCACAGAAAAGAAGATAAAAACCTTATAAATAGTTTAATAGAGGATTAAATATGAGCAACGATTTATTAGATTTTGACTTCGGCTTTACAGCAGTAGATGAACACGAACTAGAGGCAGTCCAAAGTGTAAAGACTGAAGCTTCAACAGCATCTGCTAACGTACAACAACTAGAAGATAAATTAAACAAACTATATAATAGTATCTTACCCCTATTAAGCAATTTAAAGAAGAATCCAGAAAAGGAGTATATTCTTTGGCCTAATAGAGTAGAGAAGATAGAACAGTTTGAAGATTTAATTACGGAGATTATTAAATGACACTACTATCATCAGGGCCTCTTGCTCTTCAAAATGCTGGAACTAATTCAACTACTACTACTCCGAATTCATTAGAAAGTGATTTCTTAACTCGTGCACAGGACGGTTATGTTAATGTTACGTGCCAATACGAATTACCCGGCGGCGATACTTTTGGTAATAAGGTGGAATGGCAAGGCCAAGTAGGAGGCTATCAGAGCGGTACCGGTGTCAGTACACGGTGGATGAGTGGTACTTCCCTTCCTATACTCAGCCTATTGATAGACGCACTTCCAATCGGCGCCAACGGTGTAAGGAGCAGTACCCCTTCATTTATTAGTGAACCTACCTCAACATTTGGAAGTATTGGTAGTACATACTATACCGACGGTGCAAGTAATACAAGAACTATTAGAGCAATTATTTTTGGAAATCCTTCATCATCACCTTCACCCAATAACACTAGACACTGGGTAATATTTGTATTAAATGGAACTAGTGTACCTAATAGTGATAATACATTTAAATCTCTTATACTTACTGGTAGTAGTACTGACTATACTTTTACTAGAAGTAGCGCTCACTATTCTTCTAGTAGTAATGGTTGCACCGCTTGGGCATGGGAATATAATAGCACAACTAGTAATAACGGGATTGATAGTATGTATACTTCTGGCACTAGTGGCTTTGAAATTATGGGCCCTGATACTACAGTAACTCTTAATAATGGTATCGCAGAAGAGTTTGGTGGTGCAGATAGTTCCAATGTTGCACTTTCAGATTATTATCGAACACCTGGAGGTACTTTACATGACACATCAGGTATTCCAACAAGTGGACAAATAAAGTTTTCAGATTTCTTAGGTAAAACAAAGGTAGATATTATAACTTACCAAATGGGTGCTTCAATGGTTGCTGGATGGAGTTCAAGTCAATATCACACTACTAGTGGTTTCGACCTTAATGTAGGCAGTGCCACTAATAACACTGTAGCAGGAACATTCTTGGGTCAAACCGGAGTCTACTGCTACATTGCCGCTAATACAAATGGTACATTGTACCTGTACTTCACAAAAGATGGATATACTGGCACATTTAGCAATTCGGGCTGGACAACTGCTAATTTTTATTTAGACCAGCATACTAATAGTGGTACACCTGATTTAACAATAGCAAGAACTGCTTTTACCTTTACTACTTCAAACGGAAATGCATATTATACTCACTATGGTCCATATGCATCTGGAACATATTTTGGTGCCTCGGGCGCAGGTAAAGACTATTTTGTGGAGATAATATAATGGCATATACATATGTACATACAGAAACTTTAGAAAGTCCAAGTGGATTTATTACTAAAATTACAGATAGTAACGGGGTATCAGTAGAAACTCCATCAGAGCTAAATAATACTGGAATCGAAGTAGATGAAACATGGTCTGAAAAGAAAGTATTAAAAGCTTATCACGAAATGATAGGTTCAGTAAACTCTCAAATAGAAAGAGTTAAGACTCTTAATCCTTCTTTAGTTATGGACACTACTTACATGGGTGGAAGTTCAGCAAGAATAGATTACGCAGTAGGTACAACACAAGGTCAAGCCATAGTAACTAAATTAGAAGCTACCTGGCCAGATGAAGTAGCTTCTTATGATAATAATAATCAGAACTTAGTCGCAGAATATACGGCGGCCAGACCACCTTATGATAGTAATCCTTGTATCTCATTTTATAATTTTGATACACCAACAGATGTAATTAAAACAACATTCAATGCGACTTACGAAGAATGTCAACCTTGGTACGGCCTTAAATTTGATACAGTAACTGAAACAGTTTTGGCAAAGTTTGTAATTACAGATACAGAAATGAAAAATGTGGACCCGTATTCATGGGAAGAAATACATGATTTATTACCTGCATGTAGTTATACCTTCTTTGCTAAAATACATGATAAAGATGGAAACATTGATGAAAATGTTGATGTTTATTTTCAGGCAGATGCGACAGTAGTACAAGAATGGTGTACCGCAAACTCTTATACTTTCCCATATGATACCGATGATAATACCATAGAGCCAATGTTATTTATTTGGGGCTGTGTATATAATACTACATCTAAGGAAATTACTCATGTTAAAGCATACACAAGAACAACAGTATAATAAAGATTTATTTGAAGAAGTAGATAAGAAGTTTTGGCAGGTTGTTGAAAAAGAAAGATTATTGTTTGATATAAATAATAAGATAAATAACAAAAAGAAAAGGAAAGAAAATGCTATTCGGAAGAAAAAATAAAGATATTGATATTGACCAGTTAAGGGAGCAATTGACATTTGATGAAGGTAAGGTTAACGAGATTTATAAAGACCATCTGGGCTACCCAACTTTCGGAATTGGACACTTGGTCCTCGAAACAGACCCAGAGTTTGGGCAACCTGTTGGAACTCCAGTATCAGAAGAACGAACAGTCGATTGCTTTGAGAAAGATGTACAGACTGTCATCGCTGACTGTAAAACATTACATGAAGGATGGGATGGATATCCACAAGAAGTAAAGCAAATTGTTGCTAATATGATGTTTAATATGGGACTTACGCGCTTAAGTAAATTTAGAAAGCACAATGCAGCGCTGCAATGTGGTGATTGGAAGGAGGCTGCTGTAGAAGGCAGAGATTCAAGATGGTACAAACAAGTGACAAAGAGAGCAGAAAGACTTATGGTCAGACTAGAGGCCCTTTAAAGGTCGAATCTAGTATTCCACAAGAGCAACAAAAAAGTAAAGGCTGGTATTGGTGTCACGAAAAGCAAGGTCTTTTCAGATACTCAGATTGGCATAAAAGTTTAGAAGAACTAAATTTAGTTAGTTCATAATAGGAGAAAAAATGGCCGAGACAATTAAAGTAAAGGCAGTAGAAGTAGCACTAAGTAACACTGCTTCTAATGTATCACGTGCTTCACTTGTTAGAGTCCTTAACACTAATGCCGCTGCACAGTTGGTAACCATTAAAGAAGGTTCAAGCACAGTAGGCTCAGTAACAGTTAATACTGGAGAAGTTGTAAATATTCGAAAGGCTATTACAGAAACTCTTGAAGTAGCTAATAGTATTACTGGTGTAAAGGCTGTTAAACTAGCACAAACTCACTAAGCATTTTCCCTCTAAGAAATTGGAGGGATTATAGCATCTGGGCGCCTAAGCCTTATAAATAGATACATGGAAGACGTATTTAAACTTATTGCGGACGTTGGTGCACCTATTGCAGGCTCTCTTGTAATGGGAGTATTTATCTTTATTGTAATAAAACAAATAATGGAAGGTATAGTAGATAAGATTACTACACTAACAATATTTGCTAATTCATTGGAGAATAGATGTAGAACAATGAGTAATGAAATGATTAAAATAGATTTATTGGTATCGTCAGCGTTAGATTTAAGACCAGATACTACTAGAATAGCTAGGGCAGAAAACTTTATAGAAGATGGAAAGCTAGATACTAGGAGAGACTAATGGATATTGCTCAGTTAATATCTGAATATGGTTTCCCTGTTGTGATGGCAGTTGGGATGGGTTATTTTATTTACTATGTTTGGTCATTTATTAATACACATATAGAACCAAAATTAGATGAAATGCACATAGCTCTTATAAGAGTTATAGACCAGACAAGAATGTTGGACCAAGATTTAATTAGGTTACAACAAAAAGTTGATGTAGTTTTAGAATATCGAGCTAGACAACAAGTTATTAATGAGGCGAAAGAAAATGACAAAGAATGACATATTTAATAAACCTACTAAAAAAGAGGAAACCTTTTTAAGTATAATACGCACGATATCTATAATAGTTAGTTTCATGTTAATACCTATCATATCTATAGAACTCGCGGCAGATGAAATCAAGTTTGGGTTTAAAAATCCATCTTTTAGTGGAGTTGGTACTGGTAATCATTACCTTACCATAGATAATATTGAACATACTAGAAAGAAAGCAATAGAAGATTCTTTAGAAGCCGCAAGAAGGGCCGCTGAAAGAGAAGAAGATAATAGTGTATTGGCCAAGTTTATTAGGAACTTAGAGAGTAGAATATATGCACAGATGGCAAAACAACTAGTAGAATCAATGTTTAGTAATGATGATTCTGTTAGATTTGGTTCATTTGTATTAGAAGGTTCTACAGTAACATACGAAGTTATTACTAATGCTGATGGTTCAGAAGTAATAAGAATGACAATTATAACAGAAGATGGTTCCGAAACTATCATAGAAATACCAGTAGGTGCTGGTAATTTTAGTCAGGACCCAGATGATGGTTAGATTTTTATTAATATCTATTTTATTTTTAAGTGGTTGTGCTTCTATACCGCAGTGGTCGAAAGACCCACAGAAATGTGCTGATGATGAACCATACTTATGGAATCAATTTAAGTCTCGTAAGTATATATGTGTTGACCATCCGACAGCTGTTAAGTTACCTGCGTTTGTAGATTTATTAAATTTACCACCAGCAAAAGATAGACCAGTTGTTGCAGTTTATTCATTTAAAGATTTAACTGGACAAAGAAAATCAGTAGATAACATAGCTTCATTCTCTACTGCAGTTACCCAAGGTGGTACTGAAATGTTAATAGATGCTCTTAAGACTGCAGGTGGCGGTACATGGTTTAGAGTAGCAGAAAGACAAGGTATTGATAATCTAGTAAGAGAAAGACAGATTATCCGTAGCGGCAGACAAGACATGGCCAAGAGCCAAGGAGACACTGCGAAGGAATTGGGTCCACTTTTATTCGCTGGAATAATTATTGAAGGTGGCATTATTGGTTATGATACAAATACTGAAACAGGTGGTCGAGGCGCAAGGACACTTGGTATTGGTTATAGTAGAATGTATAGGAAAGATGTAGTAACTGTTGCAATTAGAGCAGTTTCAGTCTTAACTGGTGAAGTTTTATTAAACGTCCAAAGTAAGAAGTCG